CGCGACGATAAATCTTGTATCGTCACGTTTATCGTCACGGCTAATAATCAACCTCACATTGACTTTCCGACCGAGCGTGACGATGTGACGATAAATTTTAAAAAAATTGAGATAAAAAACCACTTTTCTAAATTTACTACAATCTCTCATTGTTTTGCTATCGTCACCGTCACGCTTTGACCTTGTTTTGTGACTGGCATTACCTTTCAACCCGTGACAATGGATGTTTGTATCGTCACGCATCGTCACGCGTGTAAATGTTTTGATTAATTCGGCGCTTAATTTTGCATAAATCTTGAAAATTCTTTGCGTTTTGAACATCTTCAATCAAATTACGTTTCTCAAAAAACAAAGTTTTGTCATTGAATTCCTGGAATAAATCTTTGGTGTGCAATAAATAAAATTCATCTTTTTTATTTTCAAAAAATTCCGCTTGTTTGATTCCGTGAATAATTGTGGCGTGATGCTTGCAAAAAATTTCAGAAATTTCACGCAAATAATATTTTTGCTTTCGTAAGTAGCAATAAAAAAACCACCTTCGATAAACTTTTTCCGGTCGATTACAATTTTTTTTCAATTGTTCGTCTTCAATAATTTGTTTGATTCTTTCAATCATTATTTTTAGTTTAGTTGTTTAACTCCGACAACCGATTTGAACAAGTCCGAAGTCGTGTCAATCATTCCGGTTGCTTTTAAATAATCAATTTCAACCTTTGCGGAATTAATTATCACGCTTCCAACCATTGCGATTGATTTCGCCTTTTCAATTTCGTTCTTGATTTGTTCATTGGTCAATTCTTCGTCGTCCAATCGTTCCAGTGCTGCGAACATGTGATCGCGCAAATCGCTTAATTTATTTCGTGCCATAATTTTTGATTTTTTTTATTAGTTTATTTTTAGTTTTGATTAAAGTTTTTATTTCGTCCGGATAATTATGCAACCAATTCCGTTTCAAGTTTTCAACTCGCGTAATCATTTCAAGATTTTCAATTTCGCAGTTCATCGGATTCTTGTCACGAAAGACAATAATATGACCTTTCATTATTTCGCCGTTTGTTTGTTCCCAAATATGCCGATGCAAAAATTTCCAATTCGAATCCGATATTTTGATATATTGGTAATAATTATCATTTGAATCTTTTCGAACTTCAATTGTTCCAGGTTCTTTCCAATTCGGCGGGCGATTGCCTTTCTTGAACATCGTCTTTTTTACCTTGTCGAAAACATCTTTGGACATTTTTTGTCCTTTGTTCATTGGAACGTGTCCTTTTGTGTAAGTTCCATTTGATTTTCGAAACAAGGTTGATCCTGGTTGCAATCGTCCCGAACTGGATGTCGATAAATAGTCATTCGCTTTTTTCAATTTCATCGAATAAGCTTTATTGTAAACTTGCGACAATGTCAATCCGAATTCCTCGGCAATTTCTTTCGTTGGTTTGAAAGGATAAATTTCAATAAGGCGTTGAATCATTTCTTGGTTCATAATGTTTCAACTTTTAAAATTAGTTTTGGCCACATTGACATCAATTGCAGCGCGTGTTCCTTGTCGAACGCTTCCAGGATTCGGATTCCGATTCGTTTCTTTCCGCTTTCAAAATAGTTAAATGTGACTTTAAATCTTTTCATCTTGAAATGTTTTATTGTTGTTAAAATCTTGTTCGTTTAAATAGTCAAGATATAATTGAATATTGAAGCTTCCGCCCTTGTCTTCTTTTACTGATTGATTACGCCACCACCGAACGCAAGTCATGACATTCGGGCGAATCGGTGTGAATTCGTTTTCTTTTATCTTAATTGATTTTTTCATAATGCTTATAATTTAATAAATAAACTTTTGGCGAAATTTCTTCGCTATATGTTAACTCCATGTCGTTGAAATTTCGATTGAAATCTTCAAGTTGCAATTTAAAGGTGTGATATTGGTCAACTTCAATGTTGATTCCGGTCAAAATAATAATGTTGATCTTGGCGATTTCTTTCATTTTTTGACAAGCTTCGTCAAATTTCCAACAATTATCCAAAACGGCGAAGGCGCAAATCGTGTCGAATGATTTTGGTTCGAATGTTGATTCTTCAATGGCCATTAAAATTGAATCGGTATTTTCAACCGGAAACGCGTCGATGCCAGTATAATTAATTCCTTCCGAAATATATTTTCGAAGTTCTTGCGATCCGCAACCAACATCAAGAATCGAATTTCCGTAACCGCATTTTTCTAAATGCTCGCCATAATTCCGAATCGGTTTTTCTAATTTGATATTGTCATCAAAATTTTTCCAAGCTGCTCGCCTTTTTTTAAGATTGGCCGTTGCGTCAATCCATTGTTGTTTGTTTACTTTCATTTTTTTGTTTTTAGTTTTCGTTAAAATATTCATCGTCAAGTTCGCGACTTTCCAACCATTCATCCAATCCATAACCGTTCAAATCTTGAAGAACAATGTCTTCAATTGCTGATTTCACTTCGCGCATTTCTTGGTTTGTTGGAAAGTATGGATGACAAACTCCGTTGATCCATTGTTGGCAATCTTCGGCGTAAACGTCAATTTTTGCTTCGCCTTCGTCTTCGTTATAATTTAAGAATTCCCAGGTGAAATTCAAGTGAAATTCTATTTTGTCAATTTCGTAATAAAGACAAACGTTATTTTGGTCGATAAATTCAAGATCTTCAAGATTCATTTTCTTCGTTTTAAAGATTAGTTAAATAGCAAAATGTATAAACGGCCACCCAAAACAAAACGAACACAATAGACGTGTTTAAAATGTCTTTATGCTCGTCCGTTACTGGCGTGAAATAATAAATTAGATTGTTTAGTTTCTGTTTCATAATTTAGTTTTTAAAAATGTTGAACGCGGTTTCGATTTCATTTAAGTTTTCGTCGGGAATAAATGTCGCCATTGTTTGAATAATTAAATGTAACTGGTGAGTAGTCAAGGAATTTTCCTCTTGTTGCTTTTCTAAAAAGTCAAGCGTTTCGATGAATTTTTTCATGTTGTTTAGTTTTAAATTATTTTCAAATCTACGGCGTTAATTTTAGATATGCAAATAAATATCAACATTTTTTTTTAATAATACACAAATTTAGAATGATTCTAAATAAGGAATGAACACAAAATGCGGTCATGTATAGAAAAGGCGAAAATTTGAACATGAAAATTAAGGATAAAACCTTAAAAAATTATAATTAAATAAGGTCATCGCCTGAATAACGCTAAATATACTTGACAAAAAATGTCTAATATGTTAGTTATATTTTACATTATTCCATTTTTTTTGGCTATTATGTTGGATATAACCGTCAAAATATATGCGTCAATCGTGCCACCTGGCCGAATTCTTTGTGATGAAGGAATCCTTCGACCGCCTTAATTGATAAATATCCTTTTTTGTGATGCCAGGAATCCGAACCGGAAGGCGACCGCAATGATTCAACGGTGATCCCAATGTGATCTTTCGACGATTTGTGGTGAACATGGTGAGTATAAATATATCGATGCTTTGATTGTGACCATTCAATCGGAAATTCGGCAGCCATTAACAATGGCAAGTCTTGTTGTTTCGCGCCGTCGCCGTGTGTCGTTCCGATCAAGTTCTTTCCGTAAAGGAATCCTTTGCGATGCGCAATCGAACAATCGAAAGTAATGTTCTTTGAATCCTTGAACCAGGTTTGAATAACATCGGCTAAAAAGAACCCGGACATGTAATCGTGATTTGACGGATTGAAAGTAAAATGAACATCGGCAATCGGCAAAAGCATTTCTAAAATTTCAACATACAATTTTTTTGCGGTTAAAAAATTCGAATACCAATTTCCGTCCGTATCTTGTGGCGTTCCGCCGGTCGTTGTTCGCGTCGGTGTATCGACATGAAGAATGTCATTGCCACCAATAAAAAGAATCTTGTCGATGTTGAATCCTTTCGCCTTGTTGATTATTCCTTGAACGCCTTCGCGAACTCGTTTCACGGCAACCTGGCAATTATAATCTTCGCCGGTCTCGAAAGCTTCGACCAATTTACCGATGTGAATATCGGCCGGATCAACAACCAACAAATGACCTTCAATCACTTCTTCGCGTTTAATTGGAATGTATTTCGGAATGTGATTTGAAATCGAATCAATAATATCTTGTTTCATCGTTTCGAATCCTTGTTGATCTTCGGTCTTGAAGTTCGGATTCTTGAAGAAAAGCGATGCGGTTTTATTTTTTATCCAACCATGTTTGACGTTCTTGTCATCCATGTCCATTTCGTTGGCGGTTTTTTTAATCGCGCGGTATTTTTGTAAAACTTCCGCTTCGTCCGGTTTTAAACGCGGTCTAAATTTGCTCGTCAAACTATTTGTCTTAATTTATCAAGGAAACGCAAAAGAAAAAACAATCCAATTCCACAAAGGAAACCCCAAAGGAATAAGTTCCAATTGCTTTTCGACTTTTTTGCTTTGGAATCTTTATAAATATATTTGTATTTCAAAACATCTTGTTTGACCAATTGCGTTTTGTAGCGATATTCAATTCTCGTTTGCCATTTCGTTTTCGGAAGATACACGTTTCTAAAAAACACTATCGAATCGCGATAACGAATAATTTTTTCGAATCGAATCGTATCGTTTACATAATACGCAACCGAATCAACGGTTGCAATTCTTATCGTGTCGCTATCTTGAACAAGCTTCAAGCCGTGTTTTAAGGCCTTTTTATAATGATATTGTGCAAGGCGTTCGGATGAACAACCAAACATCGTTAAAACGCTTAAAAATGTGATTAGTTTTTTCATAAATTTTTCAGCATTTCAATCATTCTCGGACATGGATAAATGTCGCTTTTATCGTGACGAACCGAATTGTGAGTAAAGATTCCGTTTTCACTTTTCAAAGCGCGCTTGTCGATGTCAAATATTGAATCATTGTATTCCTTGCTTATTCCGTAAGTATCGCAAAGGTAAACTAATAATTGACGCGTTGATTCGATTTGTTCATCGGTGTATTTTTGCCAAAAGATGTGGCCTTTGTATTTGCCATTCAATTCCGTTACTTGCGAGCGGTCAACTTTGCCACCAACATAATTAATGAAGTTGCCGTTTTGCTTTTTTAGCGGCCCGTAATTGCAAATTTCAATTCCGATTGATATCTTGTCCAAGCTTCGATATGTGATTCCTTTTTCGGCGAAAACTTCCGGTTTCAACCCCAGGTGATATGCCCAATGCTTCGATGAAAACAATTGGACGATTGTTCCTTTTTCACCGATTACGAATGCCGTCGCGACCTTTCCTTCCTTTTGTTGGAAAAACTTTGCAACCGATACCGGATTGCCACCGCCGGCCGTGTGATGCAAATAAATTTGTTTCTTTTCGTGAACGTCTTGAAAAAATTGGTCGTTAGATAGACGGTGTTGAACTATCTTGGTTTGATCTAATTCCATTTATGTCGTTTTTGATTTCTTTTGCCCTGGCGAATAATGACTTCATCGATTGCCAAATGTCGATTCCTTTGACCGCTTTATAATTTTCATTAATTGATATGACTTCAATTGAAACAAGAACCAATGAAAGAATTTTCGTCAACATTAATGGAACTGAAAAGAATTGTTTAACGATATCATTGAGAATCCAAAAGTCAATTAAATAAAAACCAATCACCGCAAGTTCGTATAAAAATAATTTTGAAATAACCGCCGATAATTTTCGCGATGTGATCGGAATCTTTAATTTTTTACTTTTCCAAAGTCCGGTCAAGGTGTCAACAAATATTGCGAATCCAATCAAAAACAAAATGCCTGAAATCGGTAAAAAAAACGATGCGACAATTCCAATCAATTTTGTAAACGATAGCCGGATATTTGCAAGTAATATAAAAAATTGTAATTTCATTTATTTTCAAATTTTTCAATCAACTGGAATGTCAAAAATATTCCAAGCGCGACGCCACCAAGCTTCAAGAACAAAGGTTCTTCGAAATACATTGCGATTGCCGTTCCATACGCTGCAATAAAAAACATAACCGATAATGACCTTAAATGCTTGTTCATCTATATATTATGTTTAATTGTTCTCAAAATCGTAATTATCGTATGGAATTTCGCACCAATTTTCGTAATCGTAAATGTTCAAGGCCATGTTCATCGTCCAACCGGCCGTCACGTCGTGTGAACGGTTAATAAATGGCGTTGTCGAAATCGTTCCTTGAATATCCAAGAATTCTTCAAAGCGCCATTGTTTGAAAGTGACATGAATATCTTTGCAAATGGATAAGCAATCGGAATGAATTTCATCGATTTGACGATATTCTTGAAGATTATATTTATCAGCGATTGAAATAATGCAATTCACTCCGACAAAATTGTCACCAATCGTTCCAGGTTGCAAAGTTACAATCATGATCGGAAATTTTACGGCATCGCGAGAAACGGCATCGATAAAATCGCCAAAAAAGAAATCGTTAATTTGACGGTGTTCCGTTGCTATTATTTCGAATTCCCTTTTTAACTGGTTGATTGTTTTTTCCATTCTTTAAATATATTTTTAGCTTTTCGATTTGTTCCTTTGAAGCTTTGAATTTCATATAATAAAATTTATCGGCGTATATCCGCTTCGATCCTTTGTCATGTCTTCGGAACAATGTCCGGGACTTGAACTGGTTTCAATATATTCCGGATATTTCGTGCCATTATCAGCCATTAGATGAACGATTAATCTTTCCTTATAGAAATACGCGTCTTTTCTTAATTGGTCGCGCAAAGCGCTTGTTTCGCTATCGGTGTTCGGTTGTATGTTTTCATCCTGGATGCGTCCGACCGATTTGTTTGTCAATTTTTCGTTCAATAGTAACGCGCAACGATAGTCAACGAATGCCACCAAACAAGGAACAACATAATCATTCATTAAATCAAGATAATTTTGCGTCCAAGTATTGTTTTGAACGCGCAATAATAGCGCCTTGAATAACGGCGTTGACAATGCCGGTTGCAATTGGATGTCTTGACTTCTTTTGATTGCGACCGCCAGGATCTTCGTGTCGGTGTTGGAATGAATCAATCCAAGCTTTTTTAAATTTTCAACGGATAAAAGGTAATTCATAATTTATTTTATTTTAATTTGTTAATTCATCTTCATCAATTGGATCAAATATAAATTTTCCAATTTGACCTTTTATAATTTCGGAATGTTCATTTGTTTGAAGAATTTCATCTGGAATACCGTCCGGGAATGCCGGACAACCTTGAAATTCAATCCAATTTTTGCATCTAAAACAAATTAGATTTCTTGTTTGTGTCATTTTTTGAAGTTTTTATCAATTAATTTTCCGACTAATTTAGCATATTTTGATGGATTAGCGCTCAATTTATATTCCATAAATGATTCGGCATGAAATTCATCGATGTTTGTATCGGCATATTTTCCAAGATAAATTTTATTAAGTTGTTTTATATCTTGCGTTGACCTTAATAAATCACGTTCTTGCCAATATTGTTTTTGAATCACTTTTAATTCATCCCAGTATTTCAACATTGTTGTATTATTGTTCAATAAGGAGGCGCGACTGCTTGAAATTACATGCGCAAATTCATGCGTTGCAACGGCAATTTGTAAATTTTTAGCGTCAACTTTATTACCTTCGGCAAATTGTATATAACCACTTTCAGTTTTCCAAACTCGTCTTTTATCAAGCATTTCATTATCAACTTGATGACCAACATTTATTCGGCTTATTCTAAATTTTTCACCTTGAATAGTTTGAAATGGTGATCTTGATACAACTCCGAAAACAAGACCTTTATTTTTAACAAATTTTGATTCAAAATTAAATTCAATTTCATCTTGAAGTAAATCGTTTACTTTATATTCACTAAATAATTTTTTTACTTCAACCAATCTTTTTTGAAAATTTTCAACTTTTAATTCCGAACTAATTGTAACTTTTGCTTTAACTCCAAGCGCTTCTTCAATTATTTTTTTCGCGAATTCACGTCCTTCTTTTATTGTGTTTATTTTTATTTCACCAACTTCAATCAATGGTTGTTCAGGTTCGGTAATTCCGACGGCCGGTCTTTTGATTGTAATTTGTTGAACCCACTCATGGCGACAATAAGGCGTCGTTTTTCCGGTGTCCGGATTCGTATACCAACCGCCCTTGTATTTCCAAACATCGCGATCCACTCGCGTTGAAATTGTGTTAATGTCTTCGCGTGTGTACGTTCGATTTAAGTCAATTAACTTTTCACAAAACGCGCGTGATTGCGTGATCGGATCGGGGACGTCCGGTCTCGTTCGATATGAATAGCGAATTTCGAATTTCGGGGATTCGCCGTCCCCAGTTACTTTCCCGAACCGCCAGGCGTTAAGGTTATTTCACCAATTTTTTCAAACAATTGATCATGCCTTTTCATGATTTCTTGGTTCGGTGTGTTCCATTCAATTGGAATGTTTCCCAAAACAATATAATCGTCTTGACTTTCGCCGAATTCTTGAAAGATTGAAATTTCATCGTCATTTTTGCACATTGAAAAAGCGGTTGCCGGAAGTCCGACAATTTTTCGCGCTTGTCTTTCATCGATTGACGGGAACGAAGATAAAATTATATTTAATGCGGAATCTTGTGTTAAAATTCCGGCCTTAATTTGCGCGGCAACTTCAATCAAACTTGCGATTTGTGATCCATTCAATGCCGATTTCGCAACATCAACCGCAGCATCAACCGTCGCAACCGATACATTTGCCGGATTGACCGCAACAACTGGTTCAATGGTCGTTCCATTGTCCAAAGTTAACGGCAATACGTCAACCAATTTAACCGTTCCAATATAGCCACCAAGTTCCGCCATGTAATTCAACATCCATTCAATCCGTTTTTGCCTTGTTGAAACGTATGTTGTTTTAAATATTTCGAATAAATCGCCGGATTCGGCCGCGTTGAAAGATCCTTGTTGCATAACTCCGAACAATGTTGGCGCGGTCACTGAATGCGCAACCAAGATGTTTTGTTGAACCGATTGCATTGTGACTTCGTAACGCTTATCAAGGTCGTTTCCGTTTAATTGTTGAACCGTTGGCGCTAAATCAGCGCCGTCCGAAAACGTGATAATAATTTCGCCAGCATCTTCAACCGATTGCGTTCGTCCTTTGATTGATTCGGTGATTCGATGAAGTTCTTCGGTTGATTCCGGGAATCCGGACGGCATATTGATCAACGTCCCGGACTTGAATCCGTTTTGCAGTTCGTACATGTGGAACTTTGCGATGTCGCAATCCGTTTGAATCGCCGTCAATCCGCCATTATATGTTGGTTTCGGATAAATTCCTTTTTCTTTTCTTGATTTCTTTGCCGGTTCTTTGTAATAAATTACGAATTGTCCGGTTCGGTTGTTTTCATCCAGTGCCGGGAACATTCGAAGATTTGTTTTTTCAGCGCTTTGATTCATTGCCGTCCAATCGTCCGACAAGTAATAAAATCTTTCGTCTTCGGTCATTCTTATTGCATCAACGTCCAAGTATTCCCACTTTGCAACGCGTGATCCTTCGCGATTCCAAGTACCTTTGACGGCAAAACCGCCGAAAAGTTCGAAGTCGAATGCCATTTGTTCGGAAATTTCGTTCATATTGAAGTCCGAATACTGGTTGTCGATGAAAGCTTGCATGTCACCGGTCACAACTTCAAGGCCACCGCCGGCAATGTAGAAAGTTTTCGTCTTGACAATTCCTTGATGCCAGGCCGATCCGTTGAAAAGGTCAATTAAAAAATACGGATAATCGTTTTTCTTTCCCCACTTGATGAATCCAAGTGAACGGTCTTTTTCTTCGTCCGGTTTAACGAATTCTTTCCGAAAGGAAAGCGAAGTCATTTTAATTTTATTGTTCATATATATTGAAATAAATCGGTGAATCGTATTCATTAGCCGGCGAATCTAATTCGATGACTTCGGCGCGTCCGGTTTCAACCATTGAAACGGTCAAGGCCGGATCGAGATTCCCTGGCGATTGTTGTTCGTAAATGTTATAAATATAGTAACCGTTATAATCGAAATTAACATCCACTCCGTCAACCAAAACAAATTCATCAAAGCGCGGTGTTGCGGTTGAAATATTATTCAAAACGCAGCGATATTCCTTGAAGCTTTGTTCATGGATGAATTCAAACAGGTACGCCGGATTCGCAATTGTTGTCAATTCCGTCACCGTCACAATCAGCGGTGTTGTTCCGTTTCTTTGTATTAATAACATTTTCTTTTTTTATTAGTTTTGGTTTTTCAATTTCGTAAATGTCAAAGATTCCAAGATTGTAATATAAATCACCTTTTGATTCGTCAATCACGAACCACCTTGACATTAAACTTGACCAACATTTTGATCCGATAAATTCCTTTTTTATTTTCATAGTGCTAAAATTACAAAAAAAAAGGGAAAGAAATAATTTTTTCCTTCCCTTCTTAAATTAACCAAACTAAACTTCTTAAATAACCGGTGATTGTTGTGTCAATAATGTTGCATAAATACCTGGTGCAACATCAGGCACTTCATCATTTTCCATTCCGTTAAGAACGACAACATGTCCACGTCGGTCGCTTTTTAGAACGCCGGAAGTGTATTCATTCGCATCAGCGATTTGAAGTCCTTCGCCGAATCCAAGCGCAACGATTGTTCCATCAGCATTTTCAACCAAACAAACAACTTCATTTTGTGCCAACAAGTGAATTTCACTTCTTAATTCTTTATTATCGGATGCAAGGATCATTGACAAAGATTGTTCATACCAAAGTGTTCCGTTGTTCTTATCAACTTTTATTGGTGCGGTGTAACTTGACAAATTACTTTTTAACTTGTAAAGAAATGTTTCACCGGAAACGGTTAAGGCCGTTACTTCGTTTGCTAAAACAGTCGATGCGGTCACCGCACCCAAAGGGAACAATAATACCGACTTGATTCCGCCTTTTCCGTTTGTACATGTCCGGTCATTATAGCCGGCGATCATATCACATAAACTCATTTTTCTATTTTTTTAATGAAGGCCGGTTGCCCGGCCGTCGTTGTTTATAATTTATTTAATTAGCTCGGTGAAGATGTTCCGTTCCAAACTCCGATTTGATTCAAGAAAGGAACTTGAACGCCAGCTCTAAATTTAGATCGTAAATAAATCACGTCGTCATCGAATGAATACCAAAGGTCGTAAGATTCGAAATCCGAAGATAAATCCGTTCCGAAAACAAAGTGACTTGATTTTCCAGTGTAGATATTATCAGTTCCGTTCAATCCGTTTACTTTAACAACTCGCATGTTTGAACCTGGTAATAAAAGTTCGTTCATTGTTGCGAATTCTCCCGGTGCAAAATGGTAAAGATTTAAATCAACTAAATTCTTTAATAACAAGTTGAAATTTTCACGTCCCGTCATGCAAATGAATTCTTCACCTTCAGCAACGTTTGTTGGTGTGTTGGTGAATGCTTCATAAAATACGTCGTAAGCGTTAGAAACTGTAATCGCTGCCGTTGATGAAGTGTTCAAGTTAACACAACCACCAGCAACCGTTAAGAATTGTCTGAATCCGTTCATGAAAGCAAGGTTTCCAGAACCAGTCGCTTTGTTTCCGTTCCAAATTAATTTGTCTAATTCGAAAGCATGAAGCTTCAATAAATAATCAGTTATTTGCGCTTCGAAAGGAAGTGTTTTGTCTTCGGCCATTGCGCCTGGTTGCAAAGCAAGTTGCGTCCAAAATCCAGCAAGATCCTTTTGACAAAATCTTTTCATATAACCGATTGTTTCAACTGAAATTGCACGATCAGTGAACACGGTGTCACCGTCTGGTGTCATTGAACAATCAGCCGTTTGATAAACGATTGAATCGTCCATTAATTTCAATTCTTCGCTCCCTTTGATTCCTTGTTGAATCGCAATGTATTGTAATGTTTGCGCTTCAGTAACCGAACGAACGATTAAATCTTCTCTTTGCTCGTCTGTATACGGTGCAAGTCCAACAACATCGTAGTCAAACGACGTCTTTAAATATTTTTTTAGTGACATTTTTATTTATTTTTATTATTTTTCAACCATAATTGTTTAGCTGTCAAGTTGCCAACTTTTGCGAATTTCTCGCCTTCATTTGTGTTATTTGTCGGTGCTGATTTGAAGGTCTCGAATTCACCTTTCAAGGTAGCAATTTCATTCGTCAAAGTGTTGTTTGAATCGGCAATAATTTTCATCATTTCGGCAACCGCTTCGATGCTTGATGCGAATGTTTCTAATTTTGCATTGATTATGCTTTCCACTTGTTGAACGGACATTTGTTCTTCGCTTGTCGCTTCTTCGACAACAACTTCTTCAGTTCCACGCTCGTCGATAATTTCAACAATTATTCCATTGGCATCAACAACAACCGAAACGCCTTCAAGTTCACCGCTCAAAGCGTGTGTTCCTTCCGGTGCTGGTATTGTTTCCGTTTCCGTTACAACGAAAAGCGGTTGTCCAACTTCAAAGATTTCGAATTCAACGATTGTTCCGTCCATTAAAGTAGCTTGTTCGAATTTTTGCGAAGCGCTTGCGAATGATTGTTTCATTTCAGCAATTAACTCCATTACTTTTTTAAAATTCTTGTTCATGTTTATTTGTGTTTATATCTATTATGTTTATTTGTTCGTAATTTGTCTCAAATATTGGTTGATTTTATTCTTTTGCATTTCGCTTGTTGCTTTATTCATTAAGATTTCAACGGCATTTCGTCTCAAAGCATTTATTTCGCTTATTGAAATTTTATTATTTTCAACGATCAAGTCATTCGCTTCAATTTTACTTTGTATTTCATTCATTTCTTTGACCAAGAATTTATTTTTATTCATCGCATTTTTTACGATTGCTTTTTTTGCAACATAATTTTGCAAGGAATTCAATATCATTTTATAATTATCCATTGATTTGTAATTTTAATTTTAATAATTCGCTAAAAATTAGCGC